CTGCTGAAAAACGATAACCAACTGGCGATGTTATTCACCCTGGCCAACCTGTTTCGGGTGGACCAAATGATACGTCAGTGGGAGAGATCTCAGTAAAAACCGGAAATAACGCCAGAAATGGTGGAAAAAATAGCCTAAATAGGCTGATTCGATGTGTTTGCGGGAAAAAAATCGGCCCAGATCCGCGAAATTTTAATCAGCGAGTCAGCTTGGGAAGAAATGACCTGCTTATTCGCACCTTCCTTAGCGTTATAATTTGGAATAATTTGATAAAAATCAGTTACTTACCACAGGTAGGCACTGGTTGAACAGGTTGGTCATTGGGTTTACGCCGCCAGGACGCTGGCGATACTGATCAGACGGATCGCTTTCGGTTACGGCTGTCGTGTCGATCAGGGTGTAGCGATAGCTCCTGCACTCACCCTCACGCTTAACCTGGCCGTCACGGTTCATCTGCCAAAGGGAGGAATTGACCACTGCAGAATCAAGACCGGTGCCGCGGCGGATATCCTGAAAGCTGCATCCAGGATGCAGGCCGATGAAGTTAATAACGGCTTGTTTGCCAGAGTTCTTTTTCATGACCGCCCTCTCCCCAGTCCAAATTTCGCCCGAATTTCTGCGATTTTGTTTAACCCCTGCTCCTGACTTAATGGCCGGCCACCAAGTTTTGGAATCTGCTTAACCGGCTCTGGAATCGCTTCTCCTACGCTTAAACGACGCACCATACGCAGCAGCTCATCCTGCGCCTTACGTCGCAGCTCAATGTCGCTGAGGCCGTTTGCGCGCATGTCTGCGTACAAGCCAGTAACCATCCAGTAGCAGGCTTTGTGTTTCAGCGTTAACGGTTCGATTTTGTGCTCAGGCCATGGGTACGACTCAGCGTCTGGATACTGGCCGCGGGTGCGGCAATACTGGTAAACCATTTCAACCAGCTCACTCGCATCTGGCAGGCCTACAGTTACCGCCTCCTCAGAACGACACCAGGCGACGAACTGTCCCGGTGATGGCATGAATGGTTTTTCCTGTTTGCGCGCAACCCGCATCCCTGCGTTAATCTGCTCAACTGTGGTGATCCCGTTCTCTTTGAACGCCAACAGCCACTGGCGACGCATCTCGTTAAGGTCTTCCACAGATTTGTTGGCCAGCACAGGGAATACGGCAAGCAGTTGGCGGAACAGCTCGTTGAAGATCTCCGCAGTCTTGGCCGCCTGGCGCTTTACTGCATGCTCGTCCTGCATTTCAGGAAGCCCGGCAGCCACGCGCTGGAAATTTTCCCGGTCGAAGTTGTGCATGGTTTCAGCGATTGATTTCATTCGAGTACCCCGTCGATCCAGTCGGTATTGTCCAGCGCACTGGCGCCTGATGTGGTTTTTGATGGACCATGGCTGCGCAGGCGTTGAGTTGTGAGGTGGTCCCACTTCTTACGTAGTTTTGAGGGGCAGAGGATGTTTCCCTGCCAGAAACCGTCCTCATTTGCCCACTTGAACAGTTCGCAGATTTCATAGTGCGTGCGCTTGTCCTGCAGGCGCATCAGGCGGATGGCATTCGCCCATTCAACCCAGTTCGGCTCTGAGAGGGAGGCATTCACGGTGAGAGCTTTATCGAAAATCCATCGTGCGGCTTTGAGGTCGTCAGCTGTTCCCCAGGATTTACCGGCAGGGGTATAAATCCCATCGGCCGCTTCTGGATGACGAGAGAGAAACTCATGAGTTTTCTTGTTTCGGGATTCTTCAGAATTCCGAGACGAAGATCTTTTAATATTGTTTTTGTTATAGTCTTGGGTGTCTACCGTTTCCGGGAAGGTTTTTCCCGATTCCGGGAAGGAAATTCCCGTTTTCGGGAAGAGTTTTCCCGTTTTCGGTTTGTCCAAAATCCAGGCGGATAGCTCAGTATTTATACCGACAGTTTTCATCACACCATGCTTGTGACTAAAAATAATTCCCCGTGCTGCGAGTAGCTTTATCGCATCTGAAACATGAGAATCACTTAACCCGGTTAACTCAGAAATGACGGTATTTGTCACCCGATCCTGTTTTTTGTTCCATCCGTAGGTGAGCCAGATAACAGCCTCAAGACACTGCCACTCGCGCCCGGACATACGCAGCCGCGGCTTGAGTTTCTGTATCTCATTGGCGATTCTGGTGTAGCCGTTGGACAGGTCGGCCATGCGACCTCCCGTTAGTTCGGTTTTGATTGGAAAATTGATAACTTCAGCGGTATTTGACATACTTCATCCCGTGAATTGACCCAATTAATTCACCCGAAGACTGGCTGTGTTGGCGCACAACAGTCTTCGCCCTTTCAGAACAACCCAGCCTGGTCGCCGCCCTTTCGCACTTTACGCTTTGCTTCCCGGCGTTCAGCTGCGCTGGTCTGCTTCTCTGCCCATAACTTTGCGTGTCGCATAACATCGTCAAACATTCCCCCTTTTCGGCTTGCCTGTGACATCCGCTTGTACATATCGACCGCCTGGTATGCCCCCCCCTGAGCCACTGCTTGCGTGAAGCCCTGGCGAAGAAGTTCCTCGCGGACGTTCTTCTCAATAAATTCGATGTGATTCATGGATACCCCGCTTACATCACGCCGAGCATTGAGCTCACGATCGTCATCAGCGCTCCTGTCTGCTCAGGCATTAACCTGAAAAGCGACGCTATTCCCTCGCTCACCTCCTTCAGTTTCTGGTGCTCTGGCGCGTTCAGCATCACCGCCTGCTTTGCTTCAGCGCATTCCTTCATGGCCGAAGACAGGCGCGACAAAATATCGTCCTGAGGCATCAGGCGATGGCGGAACTCCAACGGAAGAACGGTCATGATTGCCGGGGTAAGAAGGCGAACGTACTCGCGATAGCGCTCAGACTCGGCCGGGTTGTCCAGGTAGCGAAAAAGCTTCTGGCGGGCACGGCTGATGTCATCAGGAAACGCGATCTCCTCGCCGCCCTGTTGTCGCCACTCATCGATGATGTATGCCGAGACAACATCCTGCCCTTCAGCTGCTGCCCAGGCGCGAACGGCAGAGCGAATTGCGTCGTGATCTGCCTCTCTCTGTTGATTTCGCTTTATCAGGGCGCCGGTGTTGAATCCGGTATTTTGTTGAAAGGATAGTGTTTGCATGGTTAATCCCCATTAAGCTCGGAGCTGTTAGTTAGGGGAGTTGCAGGAGGTATAAACTCAGGCCAGATTGTTTCCCAATCATCTGGGAAACAATCTGCTCTGGTAACAGCGCCTTCCGTAAGCTGTTCTATTTGTATGGCACGAGATGGGGATATGGCAGCAATCCCAGATGCCATTTGTGAAAGATAAGAGGTCGATACTTCGAGCTTTGTAGCCAAGGCCTTGGAGCTGCCTCGTTTCATGTTTAGATAATCTTTAAGTTGCATAGTGGCTCCCTCGTGTGATTACGGTGAGTTTATAAAACACTAAACCAAAACGTCAAGTATTTGCTTGTTTATAAATTACTAATCAAAATGCTTTCTATGACGACACAGGAAATTAGACGCAGGCGACTTAAGGAATGGTTCTCAGAAAAGTCGCTTCCAGAGAAAGAGAAAAGCTATTTATCTCAATTGATAAATGGCCGCAGTTCCTTTGGCGAAAGAGCGGCAAGAAGGTTAGAAAGAGATTACGGAATGCCTTCAGGCTTCCTTGACTCAGACACCTCTGGCTCCCAAAGCACACCGCCAAGTCTTGTGTTGAGTGAAGAAGAACTTAAGCTCATTACTTTTTTTCGTGGATTCCCTGACTCCGCAAAGAAAGAAGCGCTAATTGAATTTGAATCTAAGTTCAATAAATACAACGAACTTTTCAAAGAGTTACTGGCTTCACGCAGTTAACGCTCACGCCTCCCAAACCAAATCTCGTCAAAGGCGGGCTTTGGTTTTTTCACAACCCCTTCCTTCATTTGGGCCTCAGGATCTGAAGGCTTCAATTTTTTACGTACAAAAGTTTACTTTTTGCTTTACAGCATAGTTTAGTAATGATTAAACTCATTACATCAACAACGCGCTGCGTTGCTCCGATAAACGTTCCGCTGGCCACGTAATGGCTGAGGTTGAAATGGGTAAGCAAGGCATCAGAGCCATGGTCATTTCGGCAGTAATTGGACTCTTCATCTGGATCGCGCTTTTCAGCGTACTGAAGGAGATATTTCTATGAATGATTTCGCACGCAAACCCGCTCGTCAGCAGGCTGTTCGTTTAGATCCGCTGTCAGCTTTCATCCGCCGGGTGTGCTACATGCTCGCGCAAAAAGGAGACCCTTCATGAGCACGATGTTTGCCCTGGTTCTCACCGTTAGCATGCTGACGGGCGGTAATCAGGATGTGCTGCTCGGCGTTTACGACACTGAGAATGACTGCAAGGCAGCTGCAGAAGAGCAACACGTGAAAGCTGAATGTTATCCGCTGAAAGGTGTACTGGACGAGCATCCGGCCGGATTTACGGTGCAAATGTAGGGGGAAGAATGCAGAAGAAATGCGGTTACTGCCGTAAAGCAATCGAGGGAAAGCCAGTGGTGAGCACCCTGTTGTACCTCCAGGGGAACCAGCTCGCACAGAAAGAAAAAGAGTACTGCTCTGAACGTTGCGCCTCTTACGACCAGATGGCGCACGAGGGCTAACGTAAACCCGCCGAAGCGGGCTGTACGTCCGGTGCCACCGACCAAAGTTACACCGGAAATTACCAAAACCAATGACCACCCTGAATGGGCGCTACCAATGGCCCGGGGGATTCTACATCCAAAATAGAGGCTATCACATGGAATATTTTTATCTGATAAAAGCGACTCAAAAATCGGGTAAAGCTGATGCCGTAATCTGGCGCACTAATAAATCAGAAGCTCGCGCTCTACTCCAGCTCGACGTCGATCTGGAAGACGCTGGGATCGAAACAGGCCGCGGCAAAGACTATCAAAAACCTATTCGCACCGATTTCCCGGTATTCAACGACCTGCCGGCAGAGGGTGTTCTCGATTACTCATGGTGCGAACGCTACCAGCTCGGCGACGATGGCCGCACCTGGACTTTGAAGCCAGGACAGGCGCCTGCTGATGTTCATCACGGCGATGATGCCGGAGAATCCGCTGAGCCCGTTAGTGGCGTGCTGGTTGATGCCAATACTACTGGCGATGCGGCACAAGGTGAGACCGTGGAAACTTTCGGTAGCGATGAATACCAGGACGATTCCAGCGCGCTTTTTAACGTGGTAGAACTCCCCTTTCGCGCTCAGCTGCTGGCGCAGTACATGGCTGAAGAACGTCACGTTTATCATATCAGCATGCCTCACCGGCAGGAGCTGTCAGCTCTTGAAATGGACACTGATAACGCAGCCGTCCAGGATCTGATTCTGGCCGCCGAGAATATCCCTGAAATCAAAAAATACGATATGCCGACGCTCTGGAAATTCACCAGCGCCAATAAAAAAGTCTTCCCGGAAGGGAAACGGCATGAGCTCGGCAAACGTATTCAGTTTGCAAAGCTGTGGTTCGCCACGAACGCGATCGACCGCGGCATTCTCACCAGGGAATGGGCTGCCGGTAACTGCATTTCTTCGGTTTTGAAAACTGATGCAGGAACTAATGCTGGCGGCGGTAATAAAACCGATCGCAACCCTGACTACACCCATACCCTTGATACGCTCGATGTAGAAATAGCCCTGGCCACAATGCCAATGGATTTCGATATCTACAATTTCCCGGCATCAATTCACCGCCGGGCCAAAGAGATCGTTCAGAAGAAAGAAAGTCCGTTCAAGGAATGGTCGGCAGCGCTGCGCAAGGTTGCAGGCATCCTGGATTATTCCCGATCCGCGATTTTTGCCCTTATTCGTGGCGCCACCAGCGACATTCATCATTTCCCGGTAAGTCTGCAGACCTATATCAATGCGAACCTGACCGAGCATAAGCATGACGCCCCTTCTGCTGAGACTCTTGAAAAAGCTGGTCATGTTTCATCTGCCGCCGTCACTCTGGACGCTGTGAAAAAGGCTATCGATGGAGATGAAGGTGTGCCTGACCTGGAAACTCTCCCAACTGACTTTCAGGTAATTGGCACCGAACTTGTGAAAGAAGCTCAAAAGAAACGCCCTGACGCTAATCAGGTTCTGGCCGCCGAACGTGGCGAATATGTCGAAGGCATCAGTGACCCCACGGATCCGAAGTGGATAACCGAAGACCTGACCAAACCCAAACAGCCTGAAGTTTCAAACATGGGCAATGGTGTTTTTTCGATTGATGGTCTGATGGATAGCCAGCCATCACCAGCACCAGCACCAGCACCAGCACTTTCTATCGTGGACCAGGCGCGCCAGCGCGCTGCAGAGGAAAAATTACATCCAGCTAATTCCGGGGAAACCACCAGCGATGTGCAGATGGAAACGGCTCAGCCGGTCGAAGACGAAAATGATAATGCGGTATCAGCAGGCGAAGGCGCTGATGAGCCTCCTGCGCAAACAATTGCCGTGAACATGAGCAAAATACTGGCTGAACGCTGCCCGGATCTTACCGCCGAAGTGCTGAAAAGCCAGGTTTCCGAGAGTGCTCATAGCGATGAAGAGAAAGAGGCTGAACAAGCAGCACCAGCATGGCCGGAGTATTTCGAGCCTGGTCGATATGAAGGCGTGCCAAATGAGGTCTACCACGCCGCTAACGGCATCAGCTCCACGATGGTTAAAGATGCCCGGGTATCGCTGATGTATTTCGAGGCGCGCCACGTATCCAAAACCATCCAGAAGGTGCGCTCTCCTGTTCTGGATATGGGCAATCTGGTGCATGCACTGGCGCTGCAGCCTGATCAGCTGGAAAAAGAATTCAGTATCGAGCCGGAAATCCCGGAAGGTGCCTTCACCACGACGGCGACGATCCGCGCATTTATCGACGAATACAACAACGGGCTTCCGGTTTTGCTCAGCGCAGAGGACATCAAGAGATTCCTGGAGGAATACAACGCGAACCTGCCCGCCCAGGTTCCCTTGGGTACATCATTTGAAGAAACCGGCCAGGGTTATATGTCTTTACCTGCTGAGTTCCAGCGCATTGAAGACGGTCAGAAGCAAACCGCCAGCGCAATGAAGGCCTGCATCAAAGAATACAACGCCACCCTGCCCGCCCAGGTGAAAACCAGCGGTGGCCGCGATGTCTTACTGGAACAGCTGGCGCTTATTAATCCTGACATGGTTGCTCAGGAAGCACAGAAGGCGCAGCCCCTGAAAGTCTCTGGTACAAAGGCCGATCTGATTCAAGCCGTGAAATCGGTAAAACCGGATGCCGTGTTTGCCGACGAGCTGCTGGATGCATGGCGCGAGAACCCGGAAGGAAAAGTGCTGGTTACCCGCCAGCAGCTGGCTACGGCACTGGCCATTCAGAAAGCACTGTTGAATCACCCGACCGCTGGCAAGTTGTTGACGCACCCGAGCCGTGCCGTCGAGGTGAGCTATTTCGGCATTGATGAGGAAACCGGGCTGGAAGTTCGCGTGCGCCCTGACCTTGAGATAGACATGGGCGGCCTGCGCATCGGTGCGGACCTGAAAACCATCAGTATGTGGAACATCAAGCAGGAAGGCCTGCGCGCGAAGCTGCACCGGGAAATCATTGAGCGCGATTACCACCTCAGCGCGGCTATGTACTGCGAAACCGCAGCCCTTGACCAGTTCTTCTGGATATTCGTCAACAAAGACGAGAACTACCACTGGATCGCCATCATCGAGGCATCCGAAGAACTGCTGGAACTCGGCATGCTGGAATACCGCAAAGCTATGCGCGCGATCGCGAACGGTTTCGACACTGGCGAATGGCCGGCGCCAATCACTGAGGATTACGCCGAAGAACTCAACGATTTTGATTTGCGCCGTCTCGAAGCGCTGCGCGTACAGGCATAAGGGGATATGACGATGGAAAACACCAATATTGTTACCACTGAGCAACAGGCTCCAAATACCATTTCTGCCAGTAACGCCATCTTCAACGTGCAGGCGCTCGGCCAGCTAACGGCATTTGCAAACCTGATGGCAGATTCTCAGGTGACGGTACCTGCACACCTCGCGGGTAAACCAGCCGATTGCATGGCGATCGTTATGCAGGCAATGCAATGGGGCATGAATCCCTACGCAGTAGCGCAAAAAACGCATCTGGTAAACGGTGTGCTTGGGTATGAAGCCCAATTGGTCAATGCGGTAATCGCCAGCTCAAGCGCCATTCATGGCCGCTTTCACTATCGTTACGGAGGCGACTGGGAGCGCTGCACCAGGACGCAGGAAATTACCAGGGAAAAACACGGTAAAAATGGGAAATACAGCGTTACAGAACGGGTGCGCGGCTGGACTGATGAAGACGAAATCGGGTTATTCGTCCAGGTCGGCGCGATTCTGCGCGGTGAATCAGAAATCACCTGGGGGGAGCCACTTTATCTCTCTGGAGTCGTCACACGTAATTCTCCTTTGTGGGTTTCTAACCCGAAACAGCAGATCGCTTATCTGGGCGTCAAATACTGGGCACGGCTGTATTGCCCGGAAGTCATCCTGGGTGTTTACAGCCCGGATGAAGTTGAACAAAGGACCGAGCGAGAAATAAACCCGGCGCCGGCGCAAAGAATGTCTGTCGCAGAGATCACCAGCGGAACAGACATCACCACCAGCGCGCAGGATTCAGCTCTCAATATTGATTCCCTGGCAGATGATTTCCGTGACCGCATTGAGCGCGCCGAATCGGTCGATGCAGCAAAAGCCATCAGGGCGGATCTGGATAAAGAGAAAGCTGTGCTGGGCACTGTTCTCTTCACCGAGCTGAAAGGTAAAGCCGTGCAGCGTTATTTCATGGTTGACGCCCGAAACAAAGTTGAGGCCGCGATCAACTCTCTACCTAATCCCGGAGAACCGGAAGCCGTCGAACTGTTCGCTAAAGCTGAAGGCATTCTCAACGGCGCGAAACGCCACCTCGGTGATGAACTGTATGACCAGTTCCGCATCGCCCTGGACGACATGAAACCGGAATACGTGGGTTAACCAGATTGGGAGGGGAAACTCTCCCGATAAAGGAATGTATATGCGATTGATTAACCGAAGCAGACACTCCCCTCTGGGCCGCCAAGCGTGCGATGCCGCACTGGCAAAACACGTTGAGCTTTATGGAGCCTACGGGCGACAGAAAACAAAGAGAACTTATACGGTGGTGGTTCAAGGCTCAAAGATCACTGTAGAAGTTGTTAACAGAAAAAGTAGCTATGTGGCCACAGCCATGAGCTGCGCGCGCCGGCTACACCATCTGCCTGGACAATGTAACTAAGGGGTTTTTATGACTAATACATCTCATAAATCAGATGAAATTTTGATAACCGATGACGTTCTGTCCAGATACAAAATATCGCGCAGCACACTTTATTTCTGGAGCACCCCATCCCGGATGCCCTCTTACTTTGCTCAGCCATTCCCGCAGCCTAAAATAAATGGCAGCCCTAAAAGGTGGAGACTTTCAGACTTGTTGGCCTGGGAAGATAACGTGGGGATCAAACCAGAGGCTGACCAACCAGCTTCTCAAGGTGCTCCTGCCAAACAGCAAGCCAGTGACGCTGATCATCCAGATAATCATGCAGGTTATAACGTGCCATGACACCTGCCATATGATGGCCAAGCAGTTTTTCCACAACATGTGGCGGCGCACCTAATTCAGAAAGGCGTGTCGCCACTGTTCGCCTGAGGTCATGGAGAGACCAGGGCTTCATGCCTGTTTTAGCTATAATCTGAGCAGAAAACAGAGCGACGTTTGGTTGTAGTGGCGGTCTGTCATCTTCTGGCCCTCTGTAGCGTGACAGTGTCACAACGTGTTTTGAAACTGACGTTTCCTTCTCTGCTAACATCATTCTTACTACTGCCTCGGGAAGTGCCCTTCTGACCGATTTCCCGGTTTTATAATCGCTTGCCGGAATGGTCCACGTTTGCTCATGAAAATCGAACCACTCCCATCTTGCTGTCCTGATCTCCGTACTCCGGCAGCCAGTCATGATGAGAAACTTCATTATCAGCTGTTGTCTGTACTTCAATTCAGGAAGGATATTCCAAACTGTTTTGATTTCCTCATCACTCAATCTGCGATCTTTTACGGATGCTGTGAGACCTACGTCAGAGCGCCTAAGGCTCTCAATTGGGTTCACATTAATTACCCCTCGATTGGAGCAGAAACGGAACGTACGCTGCATCAGCCCCAGCATCTGACCAGTGACAACTCTTCGCCCCATGCCATCAAAAAGGTTAAGCCAGTGCGCTTTAGTGGTCTGATCTACAATCATGTTCCCCAGCACAGGCGCTATATGGTTATTGAAGTCCCGCCGGTTAACCTTGATTTTCACAAGACCTTCAGGGATGCAGTAATACTTTTCCCAGTAATCGAAAGCCTCTTTAACGGTGAGTGCTTCGACTTTTTTCTGTTTCTCCAGAACTGTTTGACGTCTCGGATCGAGTCCTTCTGTCAACCAGGCCCTGAACTGCTGTCTACGTTCGCGAGCTTGAGATAAGGAGGTGGTGGGATAATCGCCAATCGTTAGCTGAGCGGCTTTCCCGTTCCATCTGTAGCGGTAAAAGAATGTTATACTGCCGGAAGTAGACAACCGGACATTCAGACCATGAGCGTCCGATATGACCTCGATCTGGTCTCTCTTTTTGCCAAGAGCTTTTCTTAACTTTGTGTCGGTAAGCAA